ACTCTCAACCCCTTCCATATGATGGGTGTTGCAGGTATTCTAGGTGGAGCATTACTTTGTGCTATTCATGGTGCAACAGTACAGAACACTTTGTATGAAGACACATCACAATACTCTGAAGGTAAAGTACAGAGTTCAACCTTTAGAGGATTTGATCCAGCACAACAGGAAGAAACATACTCTTTCATTACTGCTAATAGATTCTGGTCACAGATCTTCGGTATTGCATTCTCTAACAAGAGATTCATCCACTTCTTTATGCTATTCGTGCCTGTTACAGGTATGTGGGCATCATCGATTGGTATCGTAGGTCTTGCACTCAACTTAAGAGCATACGACTTTGTATCTCAAGAGATAAGAGCAGCAGAAGATCCTGAGTTCGAGACTTTCTATACGAAGAACATTCTTCTTAATGAAGGTATGAGAGCTTGGATGTCATCTGTTGATCAACCTCATGAGAACTTCGTGTTCCCAGAAGAAGTATTACCAAGAGGTAATGCACTTTAAAGGTTGATAAAACTCAAACAATCTGATACAATATGGAGACCCTCACAAAGTGAAGGGTCTCTTTTTTATAGATACTTTTTTATACTACATCATTCTAATGAAAATATTTTTAGATACTGCTGACACTGAAGTCATTATCAAACACTTTAAAACTGGATTGATAGATGGTATTACTACCAACCCAACTCTTATCATGAAGAGTGGTAGAAATCCAGAGGATGTGTATCAAGAGTTGATTGATGCTGGTATCACTGACGTGAGTATGGAAGTTGTAGGTGATGCAGAGGAGATGAAATCTGAGGGGTTGCGTTTGTCTAAAAAATTTGGAAATGCTGCCACGATTAAAGTTCCTTGCACACCTGACGGTTTAAGCGTTTGTAAGCATCTTGCATCACAGAATATAAGAGTTAATGTCACTTTGATTTTTAGTGCAGCACAGGCGATTCTGGCTGCTAAAGCAGGTGCATCTTATGTTTCTCCTTTTGTTGGGAGAGTTGATGACAATTCTTTTGGTGGAGTGAATCTAGTGGCAGAGATTGCCTCTATTTACAGAGAACATATTGTTACCACAAAAGTTCTTGCAGCATCGTTGAGAGATGTTTCAAGTGTCTCTAAATCATTTGCAGTTGGATCTGATATTGTGACAATGCCTCCAACTGTTTTTGAGAAAATGTATAATCATGTGCTTACTGATAAAGGTCTTGATCTATTTCAAAAAGATTGGGACAGCGTAAACAATTAACACGAGAATAACAAACATGAGATTTACTGTTTACTCTAAAAATGGTTGTCCTTATTGCGATAAGGTTGATCAGGTGTTAAAGTTATCAAAGTTGGAGCATGTAATATATAAACTTGATAGGGACTTTGATAGGCCAGGATTCTATTCTAAATTTGGAAATGGATCTACCTTCCCTCAAGTTGTAGTAAATGACATGCAACACATCGGTGGATGCACCGAAACAGTTAAGTATCTAAAGGAGAACAAATTAGTCTAATGAAAAAGATAGACGATTTTGAAAACGTATACGATATGATTGAACATGCCATTGAACTTGCGTTTGATGGCAAAATGCAATTAAAATTTTATAAATTTTTAGAATATCGTAAAACAAAGAAGGTTGAGATAGACGCTTTCATCGAAAGTTCTACTGCTGCGGAAATATCAGAACAGGTGTTAGAGTTAGAAGAGTATATCAAGGGTGGTGCTGATAGTGATCACAAACAATTACGTGAAGCATATGGTCACATACCAAAGCCGCAAGCAAGAAAAATAAAAGCATACTTGTACGGTATACTAGAAGATGCATGGAGGTATAGTCGTGACCGAAAACCTGGAAGACGAAAAAAAGTCTCTAAATAAAAACAAACCCGAAATTAATCGTGGAGTTGAATTACTACTTAGAAATAGGAGGAAGAAACCAGACCCACCAAAAACATTCCAGATAAAATTTGGAAATCTAATTGCTCTTTGGAATAGAGAAATTGTATTTCACTTTAATTTTTACTTGGACATCCGAAAAAAATAACAATCTCTAGGAGGAGTGCCATGTCAGAAACACTAGTAGTAACATTGACACTTACGACAATCGTGTCTATTCTTGCATTATTGGTGGGAGGTATGATAGGATGGATGGCAAGACAACACTCATATGAAACTACTCCACCAGTAGTCTACTCTCATCCAGAGATGTTTGACTCCAATGGGAATGTTCTTCCCGATGAAATTGTAGCCCTAAGAATTGAAAACCATTATGACATCAACGACGAAGAAGACGACGACTAGGAAGAAGGCAAGGGTTAAACTTCCCCCTAATCCTTTTGCACATGAAGTTCTTGAACTTGTTAGTAAACAGAGAACCAAAGCAAAAAAAATAGAAATTTTAAAAGAGTATGAAAGTGATGCTCTAAAGTCTATTCTTATATGGAACTTTGATCAAACTGTTGTCTCTCTGTTACCAGAGGGTGATGTTCCATATAAAGAAAATGAAGTTCCCGTTGGTACTGATCACACTTCTCTACGTAGAGAATGGAAAAACTTATATCATTTTGTGAAAGGTGGTAATGATGGTTTATCTGCTCTTCGTAGAGAAACTATGTTCATTCAAATGCTTGAGGGTTTGCATCCAGAGGAAGCTAAAATTCTTGTCTTAGTAAAAGATAAAGCACTTGAGGATAAGTATTCTGTAACTTATGATATAGTAAGGCAATCTTATCCTGATATACAGTGGGGAGGTCGTTCATGACAGCACCAGTAGGCAAAGCACCTTCGGTAAAAAAAACGGAAGAGTATCAGTGTCATGTGATTTTAGAAAGAACAACAAAAGAAAAAGCAGATGACAAATCTTTTCCAACTGATGCCTTTTTAGTAAGATATGTTTATGAAGGACAAGAGTGTTTAGATGTGACTCGTGCTTCTAAGGCAGTTAATGTCTTTGATAGGTATTACGACATTTATGGGCCAAATTCAGTGAAAGCGATTGATTATGGTCCTGGCACAGTTAGTCCTGGTATGTGGAATTTAAAACCACCCGAAAGAAAGAAAAGAAAAAGGAGGTTAAAAGACAATGACTGATGAAATTGAAAAACAAATTCATGATATCATAGAGGGTGAGATTCAAAATAACATAAATGAATTTATTGAAAAAGAAGGAAAGGGGTTTAAGGGAGAGGAACTCATAGCAAATATTTCAAAAGAGGAGGTAAACAAACTTGTTAAAGAGTATAAGAGAATTAATAAACTCAGAAAGTCAAATTTATTTCAAGCATCTTTGCTTGATCCAAAAGGAAAACCCCTAAAAGGTATCGACTGATACATAACTACTTGACTATATAATATACATGTGTTAGTATTAACACAATCGTTCATCCCAAAAGGGACGCAAGTAAGCCGACTCGGAACGGATTCGTTCATCCTCATGGAAATTCTTATCGCCAGTCTCTTGTCTTGTGAGTATGCCACAGGTCTTGTCGATCAGATATACCGACAGCATACCGAGACTCCAAAATCTGAATTAGTTCAGATTGTGGCACAGAGCACTGAACCAGGATGCTTTGAGGACGCAAAAGCCGACTGAAGGAACGGGTTTAATCCACCCTACCTTTGGAGAAAGCCAATGGCAAAAGTCACTTATCGTGGTGTCGAATACGACACTGAAGAGTACAGAGAAATGCTCATAAGAGAGCATCAACAAACTCGTAATCACGATCTAATGTATCGTGGAATTAAAGTGAAAAGCAAGGCAATTCCTTGCAGTTAAGATAGAGGGGGTTTACATACCCCCTTTTTTAATGTATAATTGTAAAAAATGGTGTAACTTATGGCACTACACATGCGTGAGCAAATACTAAGAGCATTGATAGCACATGCTCAAGGTGACATTGCAAAACATAAAGCAAACATTGAAATTTATCTAGAGCATCCTGCAGGTGTTGGTGAACATACTGATATCTTAGAATCCATAGAAAAAGAAATAGATACTATCGCAAAATATCAAGATCAGATAGATGTAATTAAAAAGTATTTCATGTCTGGTCAAACCATGACTGATATTGATAGAAGATCTAATGAATAAAGGTAAACTAAAAGTTTTAGTGAGAGCTTTAAAAGAGATTGTAGAGGAGTTAGAGTCGGAAATATACTCTGATGTAAACTCATACACCAAGTCGGATACATTTTCCGCACCACCAACAGATTACGATGAGGTCTTTGATGACGATGGTTACCCCGATTGAAATGTCACAAAATGTTAAACTTGTAAGTGTCACTCCTGATGCTGAACAACATATGGCATATGTTGCTCGTGTTAGTAATCCTAAGAATCAGGACAATGATAACTTTGCAGGACTACTTAAGTATTGTATAAAACATGGTCATTGGTCTGTCTTTGAACAGGCATTTATGACGGTGGAAATTAATACTACTAGAGGCCTTGCTGCTCAGATACTAAGACATAGATCATTTACATATCAAGAGTTCTCTCAAAGATATGCTGATACTAATCTTTTAAATCAAGTAATTCCAATTCCAGATCTTCGTAGCCAAGACTCTAAGAACAGACAAAACTCTATTGATAACATACCTGAAGAAAGAAAGTTAGCACTTCAAAAAACTATTGCTAATCATTTTGCTTCTGGAATGGATCTTTACAATGAGTTACTTCGACAAGGTGTGGCAAAGGAGTGTGCTAGATTTGTGTTACCACTTGCCACTCCTACACGCATATACATGACTGGAAGTATAAGGTCATGGGTGCATTACATTGATCTTAGATCTGCACATGGAACACAAAAAGAACACATGGAAATTGCAGAGATGTGTAGAGAAATTTTTAAAGTAGAGTTTCCCACCATCGCTCAAGCACTTGATTGGTTCTAAATAATTAACCCCTATTGTTACGATATGCCTACTTACCCTGTTAAAAATTTGAAGACTGGAGAAACTAAAGAGATTCGTATGTCAATGACGGCATATGATGATTGGAGAAAAGAAAATCCAGATTGGGATAAAGATTGGTCAAAAGGAGTTGCTGGAGTTGGAGAGGTTGGAGAGTTTGGGGACAAGTTAATTAGAAAACATCCCTCTTGGAATACGATACTAAGTAACGTATCTAAGCAACCTGGTTCTACAGTAAGACCTATCACATAAGTTATGCCAAGAAAAAAGAAAGGAGATCAACCGATAGGCGTTGGATTAACGTCTAAACAAATGAAGAGAAAGAAACCAATTAATACTGACATGATGAGAGACATTGAGCCTCTCACTAGTAATCAAAAAGTATTATTTGAATCCTATGAGGATGGTAAAAACATTGTTGCCTATGGTGCAGCAGGAACTGGTAAGACTTTTATCACTCTTTATAATGCCTTAAGTGATGTCTTAGATCCACATACACCATATAACAAAATCTACATTGTAAGATCTCTTGTTGCAACAAGAGAAATAGGATTCTTGCCTGGTGATCATGATGATAAATCATTCTTATATCAAATACCATATAAAAATATGGTAAAGTATATGTTTGAGATGCCAACAGATGCAGATTTTGAAATGCTTTATGGCAATCTTAAAGCACAAGACACAATAGATTTTTGGAGCACATCATTCATTCGAGGAACAACTTTAGATAGGGCTGTAATTATTGTTGATGAATTTCAAAACTTGAATTATCATGAACTTGATAGTATAATGACAAGAGTTGGCACAGATACAAAAATAATGTTCTGTGGTGATGCAACTCAAACTGACTTGATAAAACAAAATGAAAGGAATGGTATTCATGATTTCATGAAGATTCTCCGTGTCATGCCATCAGTTGACATCATTGAATTTGGTGTTGATGATATTGTTAGATCAGGTCTATGTAAAGAATATCTACTCGCAAAATTGGGACTTGGTTTATGATCTTTGAGCATTGTAATTATCTTGGTGATCTTGAATTAAATAAAAAAGAAACTCCTGGCTGTAGACTCTATGAACTTCCAAATGGTGATTGGGTTCCCTCTATCACATCAGTGACTTCATTTTATAATCGTCAAATTTTTGTAGAGTGGAGAAAAAGAGTTGGAAATGAAAAGGCAAATCAAATTACGAAGAAGGCAACTACTCGTGGAACAGATTATCATGAGGCAGCACAAGCATATTTAATGAATTTGGAAATGGATTGGAGAGAATTCAGACCTCTTACTGAGTTCATGTTTCATCATTCTAAACCATATCTAGATAAGATAAATAATATTCATGCAATAGAAAGAACTCTTTACTCTGAATATCTGGGTCTTGCAGGAAGAGTTGATTGCATTGGGGAGTATGAAGGGGAGTTA